TGGGTAAGCATAGCCAAAACGTCGTTTGGACTGGGATCCTGGTTCCCATATGCCAGACTACCACCCACGGTCTTAGCCAGATCCGCAGCGGTACCAAGACCAGACTGCTTAGCATTCGTAGTGAGCTGATTCGTATACGCAGTAGTAGCCTTCGACGACTCAGTTGCGGCCTGGTTCTGACCCAGCTGGGACTCTAGCACCTGCTCACGAATAGGCTGCTCGCGTGCAGCAAAAGCCAGATCCTGCTTGACCTTGCGGTTTTGCAGGTTCTGTCCCTTCGTAGCTGCCTTGCTAGTAGCCAGATCAGCCTTTTTACGACCGACTTCCAGCGGGCGATCTGCCTTTGCAGAGCTGAGAGCAAACTCAGCCTGCTGCTTTTCAAGATCGCCAATACTCAACGCTTGATTGGTTCGAGCCAACTCAGCAGCACCGAGTTGAAGCTGCAACTCCCGCTGCTGGTTGCGGAAGGCTTCGGAGTGCTCAAAGTCCAGCCTCTGCAGCCTAGCCAGTTTGAGATCTTCCTGCAGACCACGGAACTTGGCTCCGGCCAGCAGACCGTTGATCAGCGTGTCACCGTATTGATCTGTGATGCTCATGTCAACCTCCTGAACCAAAGCCACCACCAAGTGCAAACCCAGCCGCACCAATCGCAGAGTTGACCAAGCCCCAGCCGGCTCCACCGGGACGCTGAGCAGCCGAGCGAGTAGGAGTCAAAGCAAACTGCAGTGCTTGCTGGAACGGGGTGAAGCGCTGGGCTTGGATAGCCCCGAGACCTTGGATCTGGCCTAGAGTCTGCTGGAGCGGGAAGCTCTCGATCTGAGGCAAGATCCCAGCCAGCGCCGACGTAGCGTTGTTGACCACTTCAGTGCGTCCGCGAGTCAATGCCTGGCCTCGACGAGAGCTCAGCGTCCCACCAATGTTCGCGTAGTCTCCAGCGATCTGTGGAGCCACGTCGCGGTTGAACGCGTCCATAGCTGGGTTGAGCAGCGCTTCGCGGAAAATCCGTTCAGCCTGAGCTTTGCTCTCACTCGTCGTCGACGAGAGCAACTGGTTCGCTAGCTGGTCCAAGCCCGGTTGTGATGCTCCGATCTGCGGGCTGATGTACGAAGCTAGCTGGCTGAGCAGCGCTTGCTGCTCCGGAGCCAGGTTGCTCGGTGTGGTTAGCTTGGGTTGTTTGAACAGGTCGCCCATTGTCGAGGCTCCTTGCAATATGTTCGAGGACTGATGGATCCACGCTGCGGGTGATTGTACGGGAGAGTTCTACGAATCCAAAGCGCTCAAAGAGCGCTGGGACACTTCTGCGAGTTTCGGCCCGAATCTCGGTCTTGCCCAAGGCTGCGGTCCAGACCAGCAGTCTAGACCACATAGCATCAGCAACCTTGAACGAGTTTCCAGAGCGACTCCAGGCTTGGGCCAGCCAGACATACTGGCCGACGTTCTGTGCGATCAAGAACCCAACCAGCTGATGCTGGGAATCTACGGCCTGAATCACAAACACAGACTCAGGCTGGTTCCGCATGGATTCTTGGATCTGCAAGAGCATTAGTGCTCGGTCTTCCTCGCGATGCACCACGAAGTATGGCAGCATTGGAGGAATTTGATCAAACACAGTACAACGCGAGACTTCGATCATAGCGGACTCCTACGCGATCTTGGTGAACCGAACAAAGGTTCCGGCTTTGATAGTGATACTAGCTCCTCCACCATCACCACAGTACCGAAGCTGAATATCTCCGGGTGTAGTAGCATGAGTGTGGATCATACCGCGAACTAGAGCAAACCGATCAACATTAGCTGTGTCGATCGAACCAGAGGTTGTGATGGGTCCGGACTCGGTCTGGTCGGTCTGCCAACGCGGGATAGTAGCAGCAACTCCAGTAGGAACTTCCGAGTACATCAGCAACCACTGAGCCGGGAATGAGAACCCAACATGGATTGAGAACGCTACACCAGAAGCTGTGTCGCTAGACCGCCAGCGGATGAAGTACTCGAATGAGTAGATCGAGTCCGGATCGACCACAACCGGCAAGTCGTTGTTGATCGCGGTAAGATTAGTATCGCTGCTAGACTCATCCGCAGTAAGTACCTGAGTAGCGATCGAAGTCCCACCCACAGCGCTTAGTGTATTACCACTAAGCAACAGTCCAGTACCGACACTGATCTCTTGTGGAGCTCCAGTCCCGGCAGCTGAACCTCGTCCGAGCAACTTGCCCTGAGCTAACGAGATCGTTGACCCGACATAGGGCAAGGCTGTCCACTCGTCAGTCCCATTCCCGAACTTGATCTGACCAGTGTCCGAGTCTCGAGCCATTTCACCGAACCTGAGCACCGGGTTATTGCTAGCCCACTCAGCTGCGGTGTACTCGGTCGAGTTTGTGTTGAGTGTAGTAGCCATCAGAACTGTGCCAATCCCCAGGGTTCCGGGACTCCGTCGTCATCAGGGTCGTTCCAACCTTCGCCATCGTTGGTACCGAGCTCGTCGCGTAGACGCAGTACGGTGAGTCGTGTGCCTTGGGCTTTGATCTGTCCAGAAGCCGGAGCCAGTGGGCAACGGACTAGGACTGCAATAGTCTTGCCCTCAAGCAGTGGGATACAGATCGCTACTGAGTTGTTGCCGAAGTTGAGCGTAGCGTAGCCGTAGATAGGGTAGAAGAGCTGAGTACCATCTGAGTTAGAGACAGACAGAACCAGATCCGCGCTCGAGTAGCCTGACTCTCCTAGTTCTACATCACAGTGGACCAAGTACATCCCGGTCTTGACCACACTGATATACGCACCCGAGTGTGTGAAAGCGTCTCCGTCAATCCACAGTGTGTTGGTCCAGTCAATCGCGGTGTAGGTTCCGGCTAGGTCCTGGTTCGCGTCGATGTAGCATCCTACATGCTTGATCGTGGTTACGTTCTCGCCAGGAGTACCTCCGCCACCTCCACCAGGACCGACTACCTGCTCGAGCTTGGCTCCAAGCCTACGCAAGTAGTCCAGCAGCTTTCGATGGAACACGCTCAACTCATTGTCTCGAACATTCGGAGCCAGAGGCAACGGCTCGCCCGAGAACAGAGTACCTTGCATTAGGCCGGCCCTCCTGGTCTCCCCCACAGCCTGACCCAGCGGAGCCGAAACGAAGTCGTAGTGGTGAAGCGCACGCGGATAGTACGACCAGAGTAGTCGATCGGGACTCGATAGGACTCATAGCTATCTGTGAGCGTAAGAGTCTCCACACTGGTCCAGTTTCGACCACGGTCGACCGAGATCGCTACGTCAACCTCGGTCCCGCTCATCTCAACCTCGATCTCTCCCCAGCGAGTGAAGACACTCTCGTAAACTTCCGGCAGCGAGAAGTCCATCGTCTCGTATCGCTGTTCAGCCGCCACGCCGTCGTCTGTAAGCACGCCCTCGGTAGCGAGAAACACGTCGCCATCGAGGGTACCGAAGCAGCGAATAGGGAACTCGAGTTGCTCGGCTTCTTCCGCCCAAGCTCCAAGCTCGTCCTCCCAAGGCATGTCCGCTGGTTCCCAGCTTGCGTCTTCCCATGTGAGTTCCTCAGTGTGGTTGGTGAAGAAACCGAAGGCTGTAGGATCGTGGGAGTAGCGTTCGAGACCCCAGGACATGTTGCTCAAGTTGAACACGTCGTACTCGACGGTGTAGACATTAGTTCCGCCAGCGACGTCAGGGATCGCGAAGTAGAGTGTACGCTTGGCGTGGTCGTTGAGGCTAGCTGAGCGATAGAGAAGTTCCTGGTCTTTGTTGGCCTTATAGTGGGAGTAGATCATATCCCCAATGATCCGCAGTCCACGTGTACCATCGAACAGGTAGAAGTTTTCCTGTGAAGCGAATACGTGACCTACGTTGATCGAGGTCAAGATCGTGGGCGAAGCTAGGCGGAGACCCTCGGGGATGACTAGGTCGAAGGCAAAGACCGCTGTGTTGCCGACATAGACCCCGGTCATAGCCGCATCAGAGGAGTAGACCGTGAGACGATCACCAAGTACCTCCAAAGCCTTGATATCATCAAGCTGATAGAGAATCTGAATCCCAGCCTGCCCAGTCTCGAAGTCCTCGAAGTCTCCAGCATCAGACCACGCAATAGTCTGTGGCTCATAGCCTGTCGTGTTAGTGATTCCTCCCAAGAACAAATGCTCAGCAAACACAGCAACCGTGTCACAGGTTACGAAGTCTGTGAAGGTCGGAGTCCAGTCCTCGAACCCAGCACCAGTATCACCGTCCCAGACTCGCGGAATGTCGTTGCCATTGGTCACTAGCAAACGATGACCGTTGACATCAGTCAGCGAAGCATAAGACAGTGTACCACGCTCGTCTGTCTCAAAATCGTCCGCCAGAATGATTGCGCCAGCTACGGTGAGTGAATCAGGTAAAGTCTCTTCCACCACAATCGTAGTGTTGCCTCCGCCGAAGCTCGAGCTAGCTACAGTGTAGACTCCCTCGTTGGCTCCGCCAACTACTGGAAACAACCGACCAGCAGTGAACTCGGCCGTGAGATCTGTAGCTACTCGGAACGAGGTCGTGCTTGGGTTAGCCGTGATTGTGTAGCTAGCCTGGCCCGGAGTAAGATCCACGAACAACCCGGTACCAGTGCTGTAGTAGTACTGGCGGTGGCTAGTGAGAGCCACCAGCACACGACTCTCAGCCAGCTCGCCAAACTCAACTAGCGCCAGTACTCGACCAACCAGACGCTGACCCAACTGCTGATATCCTCCGCGGCGACGGACTTCGCCATCACGGATGACACAGTTCATCAGCGAGGGTGAGTACGCTGGATCAAGCCTAGTGCTGGCCGGAGTGGTAGCCAAGCCCCGCAGGGGAGCGATAGACTCCACAGGCACGTATGCGGGTTTAGGTTGAGGTTGTGGCTTCATGAAGGAACCGTGAGGAAACCGGACATGGTGCCGAGCCAAGAGATGTTGCTGGTGGCTGTAAGAGAACAAGTACCAGCAGAGACGGTGATGTGGAACGGGATCATGAACGGAGCATTGCCGTCGGGTTGGTTGGCCAGGTAGAGCGTGCGAGTAATACCGTTGATCGTGGCGGAGATAGTAAGTGGATCAGAGTTACTGGTGTAGTCGCTTGCTCCATAGAGCCAGACGATGTAAGTGCCGTTGGTTAGACCAGACTGAGTGAAAGGCAAACTAGGCAACGCAGCCTGGTTGTCTTTCTCGAACTGCGAGATCAAGGCAATAGCCTTGACCGCTTCCCAAGCAGAACCGTTCCACTTGTAGAGCTTGTCGTCGTCTGAATCCAGCCAAAGCCGGCCAGCGTCGTCGGTGTCTAAGCTCGTACTAGCATCCGGTCGCTGGGTCGGAGCACTGGCCTGATGATACGCCTTCGCACTACCGGCCTTGTGCTCACCACCATCGCCCGCTGTAGCTAGCGTGTCGTGCTCCTTGGCCAGCCGCAGTCTTACTCCCTTCCTAAGACTAAGAATCTCGGCTGCTCCGGCACGACGAGCTTGGCTGCTAATCGGTGAGCCCTCGTCCCAATCTGTCTCGAGTGTGTTAGCCACTTATGGCATCTCCTTTGCGAACGGGTCGAGCCAGTAGCTGCCTGGATACCGACCAAGTGTACCGTGTTCGTCGGCTTGGAAGCGGACGACGGAGTTGGCTTTGTCTACCTTGATAGCTGAAGCTAGGTGGTGACCATAGCTAGCCATCCACTCACGAGCGTCCTCGTGCTTCTCGATCGACTTGAAAACCCAGTAAATCGCATAGCTCACCACCGCAGAGCTAGCACAGCGGATCAGAACCTCGTCTGTCGAAGCACTGAGCTCAGGGTGACGTCGAAAATAGGTGTAGTTGAGATCATAGTCATCATCTGCCCACGGAAGTACATGGAGAGTGGTACCTTCCAAGTACCCATGACACGGGCGACCTACAGCGTGACTAGACGGGTCCGGGACACGGGTGATCAGCCATGTCTTAGGACGCACTTCCAGAGGTTGGCTCTGGAGGCCATCCATCACTCGGATTTCAACAATCCGAGCCACGTCACTTGCTAGGTCTACAGAGCCTTCGCCTTCCGCGAGAGCGACCGTAGCCTCGGTCATGAGGTCAGACCACAGACGCTGGCTCGAGACCTCTTCGACCGCGATATTGATCGCGGAACGAATGAGAGTCGTCTTGTCAGTTCTGCGGGTAGCCTCGATAACTAGGTTTTCGATAGCCTCGCGGTTCATGGACTAGGCTCCTTAGAAGATGCAGCTGGTGATGATCTTGTTGTTCGCCGCAGTAGCGGTGATCTCGACACCAACCGAACGTCGGAAGGCACCGAGTGAGTCAACTTCAACCAGCTTGGCAAGGGTCTTGTCAGTGGTGGTGAGGTAAACTTCGTTGCCGACAACACCGGAGGTGATCGCGGTTGGAACAGTGACAGCGCCGGTGAGCTGAATCCAGCCATAGTAGGCCACGGTCAAGGTACCAGTAACAGTACCCATCAGGAAGCCTGCACAGACAGGGATGGTGTCAGCATCGCTGAGGTCAATCACCACTCGAGCATCTTCGCCCTGGATGTTGGCACCACCAGCGAAGTACGCCACAGGATCACCAGCCACACCAGCAACCGTAGCCGTGGTGTTCATGATCTTGACGTACTTGTACAGCTTGTCATTTTCCCAACGGAGGGAACCGACCGTGTCGCGGGCACTCGAGTCCACGTCTGTGAGCTGAGTGTTGAAAACTTGTCGAAGGGACATGTATGTATACTCCTTGAGGGTTCGTTGGTCGAATCGTCGAACGTAGTGCTAGACTTACGCGTACTCGAGACGACCGTGACGACGGGGCTGGGTGGTGATCATGTTGGCAAAGCACAGAATGTGTGCAATGCGCTTGGTTTCGAGCGGAATGGGCTTCCAGTCAGTCATAGCAAACCAGTAGGCTGGATCGTAGACCAGCTCGATAAAGTTGGTGTTGAGCATGCACATGTGATTCGCGGTCATGTTGCTGGTCCACACCAGCGGCTTGCCCTTGAACCGCAGGACTTCGAAGCCCAGGTCCGCCAGGAACGTAGACTCGTCCTTGATGATCTGAACCGCGTCGAGCGCGAAGGTCTCGTAGATCTCGAACAAGGACTGCGTAGTGAGGATCAGATTCGGAGGAGTCTGGTTGTTGTGAGTAGAGTTGTAGAGCTTCTTCATGTCGTCGAGAAGATCGTCCTCGATCGAGTTCAGCACGCCCGGCAGGTAGTTCGCACCCCAGAAGGTGTTGCCCGTGGCGGGCTTGTAGACACCGTTGCCAGAGTCAGAGAACGTCGCCGGACGCGTAATGCGTCCGTAGGTACCCGTGCTGCGACTAGCGATCGGAGGCAGAAGATCGTTGATCCCCTGCATTTCGCGGCTAGTCTCAGCCGTATCGATCGCGTTCAGCGTTGAGCTCTCGAACTTCTGCTCAAGCGCATCGCGTGCGCCAGTGATCTTGAGACCCACGTAGTCCTTGATCTTGCTCGGACCACGGTTCTTCTGATCATCGAACGTATCGCGCTGGACCTTGCTGGCGATCGTTCGCCAGGTCCAGATTGCCATAGTCTCGAGCTCGACCTCGCCGACTGGGAGCATGTCTCCCTTCTTGATCGCGGTGGCGGTATCCTCGCCGTAGCGAATCGTGCGGGTGATGAGTTCTGAACCTTCCTGGGTCTGCATGCAGCCAGAGTTGTTCAGCACGGCCCAGACCACCGTTGCGTCCAGCACGTTGTCGATAGCCTCCGGGCGGATATCGTACCACGTCGTCAGAAACGCGTTGTCGATAGTTTGGGTAAGGGACGGAAGTGTGACAGCCATAGTCTAGAAAACTCCTTACATGCCAGCGGTGTCGAGTCCAGCAAGACTCTCAGCCAGCATGTCAGTAAAGCCCTTGCGACCCGCAGGGCGAGGGGGCGGCTGCTTGCCACCGGGTTTGGATGAACGGTTTGGTTGATGAGTAGGACGCTCGGTAGTGGTGACCTGCTCAACCATGCGAAGCTTGCCGGCTCGGTTCTTGGCAAGGATGTAGAGGTCTTCGACGGCAAGGCTAGGATTCTCCTTTGAGAGCTCCAGCATCTTGGTCTTGTACTCGCCAAAGTCCTTGTACTTTTCCTGAGCCTTGCTGATCTGGCTCGTGACTTCCTGGCGCTGAACCTGCTCGGTCACAGACCGCACAGAGTCAAGCTGACCCGAAAGAGGCTCCAGAGCCTTGTTGAGCTTGGTGTCGATCAGCTTGGTGATAGTCTCGAGAATCTTCTTGGAAGGGTCGTTGTCGTCAAGACCAGCCGTGGGATCGTCTTCGGGTTCAGGTGCCGGGTCCGGCTCAGGGGTGTCAGAGATCGTCACAGGCTTGCCAGCCTTCTTCGCGTTGTAGACTCGAAGAATGTCCGGGTCAGCCAAGATCCCGAGCAACTGCTGGTTCTGAGCAGCAAGCTGAGCATTCGCGGCAGACTGGTCGTTCGTGTGGACGATCTCTTCGTCCTCGGTTCCTTCGCCAGCGTCCGGGTTCTGGTTTCCAGTTTGTGAGTTAGGCAGAGGCATTCACTTGATCCTTTGTGTTAGAGGCTTTTTCGACCTGGGTGAGCGTGGCTGCAGATGACTTCTCTGCAGCCAGACGAGTTGCTCGTTTACGTTCGATTCTAGCCCTAAGCTTTGACCGATTGTACTGAGCAACGAGCATCCGTCGGAGGTGATTCACATCACGCTGACGGATTTCGTTAGAGAACTCGAAGGTCCAAGGACCCCCAGGTTCTCGACTCATAGTAACTTGTTTCACAACAGCGCTCCTGAGGAGAGACCATGCGCACGACAGTAGCTACGCAGCTCTTGACGTGACGAGAAGTGTTTGGGCTGGTCAGCGATATGGTCCAGGGTTAGACCCCCCTCCGGCCAAGAGTCCCGTCGGGTCTGAGGAGGGGTTAGGACCTTGACCAGAGGGCGCTTGCAGCTGGGGCAGCTGTAGCCCGGGACTTCCCTGCCCGCCTCCACGACCACCTTGCTGAACACCTCCTCCTTGTGATTGCAGCTGGAGTTCGAGCATACGGCGTCGTACATCGGCATTGAAGATCCTTTCGAAGGCAGGGTCGTTGACCTGAGAGCAAAGCCAGTCGCGGAGACCGATCGGGTCGACACCGGGATCCTGGGCTAGCTGAGCGTAGAGCTGAAGAGCGGTGAACTTGCGCTGAGCGAGCTCCTGGGCTTCGACGAACTCGATCCCGTAATCGTAGGCGCCTGAGAGCAGAGGACCATTTACGGCTTGCCAAGTCTGGGTGCGCTGGGCTCCAAGCAAGGGTACATAGCGAGGGATGGACCAGTAGCGGAAGAGAATATTGTTCACTCGACGAATCGTGTCCTCGTAGAGCCGCTTGACCTGAAGTCCACGGCGAGACATGCGGAGACGAGAGCTAGAGCTGACTTCCCCAACTTCTGTAGCTGTCTTGCGACCACCAGTGTACTCGCCTAGCTGATTCCGGCTGAAACCAATCTGCTCGCGAGCATTAGCCCGCAGGAGTTCTTCCTCGTTGGCTAGCTGCTGGTTCGGAGCGTAGTTGATCGGAGCTAGAGCCTTGCCGATTTCTTGACCACCCTCGATCTTCGCGGCTACACCAACCTCGGGCGAGAGAATCTTGGCTAGCTCTTCTTCGCTAATCACACCATCGTCGTAAAGGAACTTGAGCGTCGAGATTCGGCGTTGCTTGGTTCGCTGGACCGCGGTGTCGCTCAGCTCGTTCTGGATGTAGTAGAGATAGTAAACATCTGGCGTAGTCCAGAAACTACGAGTACGTGGAGTAAAGCCCAACCCAGTAAAAGGCAGTGCATTATTGATCTGGAGTGCGTTAGTCTCCTTGCGAAGAAACCTGTCACAGTCCCAGGTCACACAGTAGATCATCCCTGTGCAGCGATCGTGGATCTCATAGAGCTCAATGTACTCGGCTTCCTTGGTGTTGAGCTTCTTTCCGATCTTCTTAGCTTGAGCCGAGTTGTAGCTGTCGTGGAAATCCTGCATCGAGATCTGTGGGTTGAGATCTCGAGGTACAGAGTACTTCTGGTCCGAGCGCAGGTCTTTCAACTTCCGCACGACTCGGTGAGCGATCCAAGGCGTAGACTCGATATCCTTAGCTCCCCATGGAACCACGATATCGTGAGGCATTACTGCTCGTACCCAAGGAGATCCAGGAGTGACTGCTGAGTCATACTCGATCCGGCGTGAGCCAGAACGATTGAGCTGGGTGAGTGTCGCGCCAAGCTGTAGAGAGCCTCCAAGATCGTGTTCTGGAGAGTAACCCCATTCGGAGTCGTATCCAATCTTGAGGAACCCTCGTCCAAACAGATAAGCGTGGAGCGCGGCTGAGTCGACTTCGTCGGCAACATTGAGTTCTCGCAGCAGGGTGTTGTCGAGACTCTCGACCAGTGGAGCAGTGGTGACTTCTTCGGGCTTCGTGGGCTTGACCTTGATCCGAGCAGTTGGCACCGTGAGAGTGCTGAGCATCGCATCGCCTTGCGAGAGAAAGATGTTCGGACCATCATTCATCATGCTCTGATGTGTGTTGTAGTAAATCGCCTCAAACTCGCCCCACTTGTCTTCGAGGCCGAAGCGACGACGGTACTCCAGACCATCAGAGATAGCCTCGAGCCAGTCTTCAGGGGTGTAGTTTTGAGTGGACATTAGTCAGCCTCTGTTTGATTCTGAGCGGTTAGCTGGGTTAGGTGAAGACGGGCCCGTTCTGCAAGTCCGATACACGCTGTAAGACCATGTCGCCATTGAGTTTCGCAGGATTCTTGGTGGTCGTTTTCCTTGACTGGTCGAAGTCCGGAGACTAGCAAGCCATGAGGAAAGCGTTTGGCTAGTTCATCAATAAGCTCCGTAGTCGTAGCGAGCTCGAGCTCATCACTCATGACGCTCTCCCAATAAATGCTAGAGACGAACAGTTGGCTGGATCGAAGACTGGAGACTGGCGTTTGCCTCGGGCTTTGATTTCCTTCATCGCTTGCTCAAGGCTGAACGTACTATCATCTGGCTGTCTGCGTTGCTGGGCTTTGATCTTGGTCAGTTTCCACAGTGTAAGCTGCATAGACAGCGCGTCAGCCAGGTCATCATTATTCCCCATCGGGAACATGAGAAGCTCACTCTTGAGCTCGTGCATGTTTGGACGAGTGAGGATCGTTCCAGAGCTAAACAGAGCCTGCAACCCAGCAATCCGAGTCTCTTTCGCGTTCTTCTGGCGACTTAGCTCTAGTCTCTGCAGCACAAAGTACCGCTGCTGCTGGCGCATGAGTTCTTTGAGGTAGTAGTCGATCGAGCGCTGATAGGCTACGTCCTCGTAACCCACTAAGATCGGCTCCCACTTGATCACGTGCTCAAAGATCGCGGCTGAGAGTTCTCCTGGGTTGCACTTGCGTCGGAAGTAGTCCAGCACATAGACCAGACCAGTCACGGTGTCCTTACCACAGGTCATCACGACACTGTAGTCTGTCTTTCCGGTCTTGCTCAACTTAGGATCAGTAGCAGGATCTACTGTGGTGTAGATCGCGAAGCTCTGTGTAGGCGGGATGTTGTCATAGTCCAAAAACCACTCGGGCTTGAAAGCCATGTCCTCACGACGAACCGGCTGGTTCATGTAGAGGCAAGAGTACATGTAGGGACCAAGGGATGCCTCTAGTCTCTCGAGTGTCTTCTCGTCAAAACGCTCGGGATACGTCAGCTGCCCTCTGACATCAGGCTGTCCCTCGGTCTCCCTACATGCTCGTGTGGTTACGGAGTAATGTGGTTCCTTGTCGATGATGTGACGGATCAGATCCTGGTCGTACCAGCGTGTACCGACTACGAGGTTGAGATCAGTGCTGGGGTTGTTGAGCAGAGGCAGTACGTTTTTGGTGTGCCAGCCGATGGCGTCTTGGACTTGCTCGGTAGTGGGAGCCAGGGCTTCCTCGCCAAGTTCGTCAAGGTTAGGAGCTACTGTGTCGTCTTCGATGATTACGTCGTAGTGGCGACCAGTGACCTGGGTGCGGGCGCCGGCTGCTTCGTAAGTGGACTCGGCCCAAAGCTTAGTACGAGTAAGACACGCGGACTCGGCTTTCCAGGTCGAGGTCTTGCTCGGAAGCAAGTGTGGACACATCCCACGCAGCAACGGGTTCTGTTCCCACTGACCTCGAATCACTCCTAGCTTCTTGCAAGCGTTGAGGAAGGTGTTCTGGACAATGAGGATACGAACATTGGGACCGTGGTAGAGGTGAGACTCGTCCTGGATACTCAGCCAGATCGGAAACGCGATCGTACACAGTGTAGTCTTGAGCCAACCACGAGGCAGCACGAAGACCTTGCAGTTCTTGGAAAGGTCTTCGAGCTCCTCGCAGATCGGACGGTGAATGTGAGGAACGATCCAGTTGTAGCCTAGTACTCCTTTGGCGAAGAAGTAGAACGACTCACGAGACTTAGCCAGCAGCGCTTCCATGTCTAAACGCTTGCTGGCTGGATCTCGGAGAGCTAAGTTTTGGTCCTGGATCGAAAGCATCACATCTTCTTGCTAAAGGCGGCTGGATCAGACATGCTCGGAGCCGAGGGAGTCCGCTTTGTGAACATTCCCGCGTTCGTCGGCGGGGCTGAAGGCTGGGAGCTCGTCGGCTGGGGTGTGCGAGCTCCCGCTCGCTTGGTGTAGTTCGGACCCGGAGGATTCGGGACACTGGGAACCGGGCCGGTTGGCTGAGACATTTTCATGTTTGGACTCCTGAAGTGCTTGGTGAAGGAGCTGGATATGCTCCGCGGTTACGTTGACAACGATCTTGGCGCCTTGCTCGCTGGACTTGCCGAAGACTCGGTCGAGGATCGAACTGGCCGCTCGAAGCCGGACTGAGTCGTCGTCAGCCTCGAGCAAGCCATCAAGGGTGGCTGCGGCTCGCTCGCTAGCCTGGTCTAGGATTGACTGAGCTTTGGCGGAAGCTGCTGAGCGGTCTAGGTGGTTGAGGGTGTCGATACCGGACTCGCGACGACGCTTGCTGAGCTCGGCTTGGAAAAGCGGAGAACGCTGGAGCATGTTGAGCATGTCTTTAGACACGCCCATAGACTTAGAGATGGTCAGATTGTCGTGACCAGCAAGTACAAGCTCGAGGATATCGAAGTGTCTGGGCAACAGTCTACGGATGTACGTAGTCTGGTCTACTGCGTGTGGAGCGTCGAGTTGGCTCATTCGTTCACACTCCAGTACACCGAGAGAGTGTGTGCGGCGTTGGAGATGTTCGCGACTGTAACCTTGAGTGGTCCAACGACTCCGCGTGGAGCCGGATCAATCGTAGTATTTGCCACAACTCCTGTACTACTATAGAGCACCCGACCAGTAGAGTCCTTGACTGTGACGTCGGCCGAGGTAGCAGTACCCAACACGATCCGACCACCGGCCTCGATACCTCCGCCTCGGAAGGTACGATCACCAGTGGATCGAAGCATCTCTTGATCTGTGACATTGCCCGTGATCGAGGCATAAAGACTAGCGACCATTGGGTCTTCTCCAAGGTGAGGGAGCATGAGATTCTTGGCTCGAGCATTGACTTGGTACTGATCTGCTCCACGGTGGCGCGAGAATGCTCGCTCGTTGTTACCGATAGATGGAGCATAGCTAAGAGTGATACTAGAATCAATAACAGAGGTCCGAGCAGCGTCGGTGCTGGCGAACTCCTCAGTGGATGAGTTCCAGGTTCCAGCTGAAGTGTACTTGGCATCACGACCAGCGCCATTACCGAGTGTGCCGTCGTGAGGTCCATCGCCAGAGTTAGCTGCCCACTCAGTAGCAGTATCTCGCTGACCACCACCGGAAACGTCATAGCGAGCAGCGCCAAAGCCAGAGTACCAGCAGTTCTCGAACACAAGATCCGAGGGATCCGAAGAGTAGAGGGCAATCTGAGTCGTTGTCGCTGCGTAGACCACCACGAAGTAGAGCGAGTTCACCGTGTCGTTGGAGTGGAACAGACCGTTGTAGACCTGGAACTTAGCAGTAGCCGAGGCACCAGAGATATCGAGAAGAATCACAGACTGGGCCAGTGTAGTAGCCTCGCTCACAATCGTCGGATTACGTAGTCGACAGACGATCTCACCAGTCGTACCACGGAGCTGGATTACTCGATGGAAGTTTCCATCAGAGTTACCGGCAAGCATGATCTTTGGCTCCATGATCTCAATACGAGTGTTGGTGCCGTTAGTCTCACCAAAGAGCAACCAGGGATCTGAATTGTTAACCAGCACATTGCCGTCCGGAAGCTTGAGCGTGGGCCGGACTAGACACACGTTAGTGTCGAGGTTGAAGAAAAACAGCCCATAATGCAGTCCATTGTAGGCTGCGTTGTAGGGAAGTCTATTGCGGAGCTCAAGATTCACCGCGTAGCTGGACCAGCTTGCTGGTGCAAAGACTCCGGCTGAAAGAGACTGGGTGTTGGGCTGAGGAAGGTAAGGGTTAGTGACTTCCATGTCCCAGACGTGGTGGATCTCGTCTAAAGACATTGGACCAGTGTTGAGGATCGCGATGGTTCCACCAGCTCCGGTGTGAGAGAGGTAAGCTGTGACTCGGTGGTTGTATGCTGTATTACCACCACCAGTGCCTTCGGCAATAGTCACACCAGCGTAGGTCATCGGACGCTGCCAACGGAAATAGTTGCGACGTCCATAGTAACCAGTGGTGGTGAGAGTACCTGTAGTAGCGGAGTAGGTGACGAATGGGTTAGCAGAGACTGCAGCTACGTCGGTTACGAATGAAGCACAGATGTGGTTGTCGGAGTTGATGAAGTTGGAGTAGCCAGTAATAGAGCTACTGCCGATCAGACCAAAGAAATGCCAAGCAAAGTCGGCTTTGAAGCCCTGAAGACCATAAGGACCAGGAGCACTAAGACCCACAGGGTTTACCTGGCAGAAGTAGTGGTCGTAGCCGGAGTTGACATACCGAGGCATCACAATATAAGCTGTGCCAAAGACTAGAGCGACATAGGTCCAGCTGAGGGCTGAGACATTATGGAAAATAATCCCGGTAGTAGGACGAAATACCACAATCACGTTTACGTCGGGAAGGTCTCCGTAGTTGACCCACAGGCTCGTACCGTCGTGGTACCAGGAGTATGGTGCACCTGCTGAATCCCCAACACTAGCAGCCTCAGTGAGATCAGTGTAGTATCGACCATCGGAGTGTCGATGGTGCTCGGTCTGTTCCCAGTCGAGCATTACACACTCAATAGTGAGACCAGATGGAAGCTCAAGTGGAACCTGTCCCTGGGTGTCGCTGGCTCCACTAGACAAATCTCCAGGCCAGTAGACGTTTCCATAGACAAAGTAAGTTCCTGGGTAGACGTGGTTTACTACATCACCACCGGCTGAGCTAGGATCGAAGCTAAACGTTGCTGGGCTGTTCATGCAAGCATTGGCGATGTCAATACGGCCCTTCCAGTGGATCGCTTGGACATCTCCGCTAAGAGAGTCCCAAACAGTCGCGAGTACGCCCGGTGAGCGGACAGGAGTTTCCTCACTGAGTCCATCGTTCCGGTCGTTACCGTAGTCTCCATCAATCCAGAGCTCAGCCATTAGAGTTCACCTTGCTCACTGTGGAAGATTGAACGCAGAAACGAGAATAAGGATCTAAGCACGTCAACGCTCCAGTTTACCTGAGAGTCGTGAGATCTCGCTTTTGAGATCTACGATTACGTCGGTGAGTTTGTCAAATCGAGACTGGGTGGCTTTCTGGTCATCGCGGTAGTTCTTATCCCAGGCTACGAAGGCTGCTTTCCATTCTACATCGTGTGTGTCAGGTCGGCTAGCATGGGCCTGAGGCAAGTAGCCCAGAGCCTGAGCAATCAAGGCGATCAGTCCAGTAGCTACTGTAGCAGGGATCACAACATTCTTGGTTGTTTCCTTTACAGCCTGCTTAGTCATGGCTAAGTTCCTTTGTCGCAGGAGCTGCATGCAGAAGTTCCGCCACCAGTTACGCAGGCTAGGTAGTCTTTCCAACACTGCTCGTCGCGGAGATCCCGCTGGGCTTTGGCTGCCATGATGCATTCAGGAGATCCTTTGCAGGCTTCGACGTCTTCCGTGAAGCGATCGTGGGAGAGGTTGATGCACTGAAGGTACTTGGTTGCACAGTCGGACATGGGGGCTCCTAGAGCTGGGTTTTCATCCGACGATACACAGCTTCCCAGGCTTCGTCAGCGGCTTGGCGAGCGGTGATCAAAGCAGCGAGTTCGTCGTCCGTAGGACCACGACCGTAGTCTTTCTGGAACAACACAACCAGATCACGCACGGCGCTGGCGATAGGCAGGACTAGACCAATCCAGGCTGAGGGGTTCATCAGTTAGCTCCTTGGGCTTGAGCAGAGATACGGGTGAGCTCGGCGAGAGCTGAGTCGAAGCTAGCTTGGAAGCTGGCCGGCTCGCCTCGGGCTACAGCGGCTCGCCACTGGTTGAGAATGTTGCCGGCTGAGGCTCGAGCAGCCTCAACTCGCTCGGCCTGGGCCAGGGTGAGCTTGCCTTGCTGGGCGAGGCTGGTCACCGTGCGGAGTGCGGTGATGTAGAGCTGCTCGCTCGTCGCATAGTTCACCGCGTTGTCGCTCACGGCAGAACCAGTGTGAGCACACCCAGGCAGCACGAGCAAGCTGCCCACGCTGGCAAGCAGCAACATCGGCAGAACCAAAGGCAGCAGTTTGCGGAACATGCGAACTCCTTGAGGATTCGGTCATCGAATCGTGAGAAAGCCGAAGGAGATCGGTAGACCTCCTTCGACCGGAACATGAGAAGATACTAACTAACTTACGCGTCAGTCGAAGCGGTCCAGTTGATCAACATCGCTTTCTCACCAGCGAGGTTACACACGAAGATATCGTCGTAGAGCGTAAAGGTCGCTCCGGTGATAGCCTCAGTGATGTTCGCCGCGTTGTCGGTGAGATGCAGGTGGATAGGACCACAGAAATCACCAGTAGAACCAGTGATAGTGTCCACAAAGCACACGTCAGCCGAGTTCTGGTTCCAGACCTTGCTCGGGCGACCATTGGCCGCTCGCACGGTCACACGAGCGGAAGCCGTGGTGATGAACCCGACCGCTGCGGTGGAGAAGTTTCCAGTGATATGGAAGTCTTCAAAGATCAGATCGTCACAGCCATCGAAAGTACAGCTGTGGGTAGAACCAGCAGCTGAGTCTCCGATATGCCGGAAGTTGGTGATCCTGAGCCGATCTGAGTTGTTCGCCGCGTGCAAGAACTTCGCACACTGACCAGTGACGTCACGATAGATGATATTCAGCAACACACAGTCTGCGACACCGTTGATCGTGAGCACCGTGGTGATGTTGTCCAGGTCTCCGGTGATCAGCACATGCTCGAGCCACACACTAGCCGCGTTGATCCGGATACCAGCTCCGACCACCGTACCCACGCTAAGCCGTGGCCTAGACGCTCCCACGCCCAGCCCGACCACTTTGATCCCGGCAACATCGAGATCCAACCCGTTCGCCGCGGTGATAGTCTCCACATGCCCAGCCATCGCCACAATCGTATCACCGTTGTTCGCTGTACACAGCCCCACAGCGTAGTCGATACTCGCCAGAGGCTTCCCAGGACTACCACCGTAGCCTGCCGAGTTACTCCCCGCCCCATTATCCACATAGTACGTGTTCCCCGAACTCACCCCGGCCGCTCCCAGCATCTGAATCAGCAGATTCATCGCCGTACTAGCCGCTCGTCTCGACGTCAACCCAGCCATAGTCTTGCTCCTTTGAGGCTACCCGCCTCAGCACTTTGGGCGCTAGCGCCCGAGCCAACCCCCGGCCCATGCGTAGTATACGAAGGGTGGTCAAGCTAACCATACTTGGTTAGGGTGGGATAGTCAGGGAAATTTTTTGGGAGGGTAAAGATGTGCTCAGGGAGGGGTGGTGGGGGGATGGTAGGGGCGGGAGGCGGTAGGGCTAGTAAACTACTAACCTAGTAGGGTACGGTGCCTGTTGCGGCAACATTGACCGAACAAGTGCTAGTGGTGGCTAGAGTGAGCCAAACTTGCTCATTTCAGCCACAGTGGACGAATACAGCCAAAGTGGAACCGCGTTGCTGGGGCGGGAACCGGGGTCGGGTTTGGCACGCCGGTTGCTACTCTTGTGACGGGGACGGGGACGAGGAGCCTGGCCATGAAGGTACGCACACGCGTCTACGTAGGGGATC